CCCCATCGAACACTTTGCCACCCTTGGCAACCAACCGATCGGCCAGCATGCCCCATTGTGTGTAATGATTTACACCCGGGGCCATACCGTTGACTATGGGTGTAGCAAGCATCGCAGCACAGAAAGCACCAAAATACTGGCGCACAGCCACGGTGTAATCCAACTCCGTGCCAGATATCATGCGCGTCTTAACGTTTTCAACCTTCTCTAAAGACCTTAACTCGTCCTTGAGAAAGTCGGTACATACATGCAATGTGCGCTCGCCATACTTAAGCTTTTCGGTGATGTTTTCAACATCACGTCGTAGCTCCTTAATGGCATCCGTTGTGAAATCCACATCCCCGGAATGCCCAAGAAAGTATGTCTTCGCAGGTTTCTCCGTAGTGACATACTTCTTGTACTTGTAACCAGCACTCGACATCCTGTTTATGGATTTAAGTTTCATGGTTACGGGGGGCACAATGGCCTCCTCAAACGAGAGCACACCCGCATACATGCCCTTGGTCTCAGCAAACAAAGGCTTGAAGGCAACCTCGGCAGCTATCTCAAGCATTTCAGGATCACCCACTAAGGTATCACTCTTGTACGCTTCAACAGCTTGTGCCATGGGGTAAATCACCTTACCCTCTCGTACAATGGGGTGCAATATGGCTGGTGCAACCGGGCACGGGCCAAAAGGCGCAGAGTCATGCATAGGTGATCTCACTATACTGCTCTTAGTTGCGATGGGCACAGGATTTATCGCAGGTCCTAAGTAAGAAATCGAACCTCCGATAATACCCTTTTCCACCATGGCCGCCTCAAGCATTACCATGTCATCGCCAACTACCTCCTGTACCACAGCTTGCATCTCAACGCGATTGTTGGCACTACCATTGAGAGTAAGCCACAACTCGCGCATCGACTCATAAGATACAATGGTTGCATACCCGTACCTCGCAAAAAGCTCAGTCTTACCCGCGACATGCATACCTAACAAAGCTCGGCCACCAAAATGTCGTGTGTCTATGAGGGACAACACACCTCCACAATCACCGCTTCGTGTAGGCATCTCGTAACGGACTAAACTCCTGAGTCGTGTCCCATCGTATGCACTCACTCCAGGTACATAGTCCAAATGTGTAGAGGACATTGTGGTGCGTGTGACCGATTTGCCATCCTTATCGAGTCTACCTGTATCTAACCGCGTTGCTAACTTAGTACCACGCAACGTGGTAGATATGTCTAACTCCTTTAAGAAATAATGCAAAATCTCCTTATTCGGCCCCATAGACGCATAAGAAGGCATAC